CAAACACATCGACCGTGGTCACAGCTCAGGCTACGTGCCCGGCACCATCTCAAGGCGGTAAGTGCAGAGAATGCAGAGCCTGCTGGACAAAATCAATTTCTAATGTAAGTTACGGTAAACACTAATGACCTGGTATCACCCTAAACATTATGCTGCCCTCCGGGCAGAGAGGAAGAAGCACCAAGCTTCAAGCTCCAAGCAGCAAGCTACAGATCCTCAAGCATCAAGCGACAAGCGTCAAGCGTTGAGGCACAAGCCTCAAGCTTCAAGCCACAAGCGACAAGCTCCCTGATCCGGGTACCACGGTACAAGGACCATGAAAAAGTTTTCATGGGTAAAGGACCAAGGGCCTTTACCAAGATGAATGTGTTCTTAGGATGTGCCACGTGGAACGCAATTTGATGTGGCGAAAATTTGATTTTTTTACTCTTTGTAACTTTTAACTCTACAGTAAAAAAGTTCCCAGAAGTATTATACCCCAATAGATCAGGAGTGCCGAGTAGGCTAATGTTTTCAATCCGAATCCATGAAATTTCAGGAAGTTTTCTTTTAATTTCTTTGTAAAATTTAGTCTCAGGACCCATGTTACTTTCGAGGGAACATCATCATGCATTTACGTCAGTTTTGTTAATCTTATCAGGCAATATTAACTTCCTTTCTTTCTGTGTCTTTAGAACTAATCTCAGTCCTGGTTGCCCAATAATATTATGTTCATGCACTTCCATACGTTTAATCTCTTCTAAATAACCGTCTCTCTCAACAAAAATCTTGGCGTGAGAAACAGCATTGCCTTGATGTGTGCCGTTCTTATTCCCTGCTGTGAATTTACTCAAGAATAGTTGAAGATCCTTTACAAACATCAGATACCACTTTTTCTTAAAGTGTCAATCTTATCTTCAATTTCTTTAGCTAATTTTTTATTATCTCCCTCAACTTCCTTTAATTTCTTTTTAAGCTGATCATTCTCTTTATGATACTGCATAACTTTTTTACTAAAGTCTTCTATAATTTGTTTGGCACCTTTTAAAACTATCATTTGTTCTTCAAGATAACCATTACGTTCACGAAGTTGATTTATAGTTTTCCTATAATCATCGATAATAAACTCTAAATCGTTAGGTCCTTTTTCATCTTTCATACCTTGACAATATAGGATAGTTACCTTAAATTGTCAACTATGGGAGTTCCAAAAAGATTAACTGAAATGCAAAAAAGATTTGCTGAGTTTATGGTATTTGGCGGACCTGACGGACCAGTCTCACAAGGAGAGGCAGCAGTACTAGCAGGATATAGTCCAAAGAGATCAAGACAAGAAGGATCTGAACTTATGAACCCTAGACTCTCACCATTAGTTGTAGCATACGTTGGTAAACTGCAAGAAGAAAGATTACAGAAACACCAAGTAACTTATGCAAAACATATCTCTGAATTAGATAGAATTAAACAGGCTGCTTTAAAGAAGGGCTCTTTCTCTTCAGCTGTGAACGCTGAAATAAGTAGAGGAAAGGCAGCAGGATTATACATAGACCGAAAAGAAGTGAAGACAGGTAAGCTAGAGGATATGACAGAAGAACAATTAGAAGCAAAAATGAAACAAATTTTAGACGACTATGCGCCTCTGTTAAACATGAAGACTGTCGAGGGTGAAGCAATTGAGACACCTAAATCTTCAGAATCTTCTTCACACAAGATGTTGGAATCATCGTCCGATCCCCAAAAGTAATTGTACCATCATCATCTTTATCAAAAGAAGCAAATAATTTTATAGCTTTATTGTCTTTAGAGTATAACCAACCTTCATTGACTGGATAACTTAAATTCATCTTATCAAATTCTTTGTCGGTAGCCCAGCCCGAATCACTCAAGATATCAATCCACTCCACTCGGACTTTAGGAAAAGGCAGCTCGGGAGTTGTATGAGTTACGACTTGTTTTCTTCTTCTCTTAGGCATCCTTCCTTATACCTTAAAAATTTGTATATGTATGGTAAAAAAATCAAAAAAAGAGGAAAAATGAAACGCTTCGCGCGCGGGCAATCTGAGATATTGTACACTTCTGTCGCAGGTGATTTGTAAAGTGACACTATTTTCTGTCACATGACACTTTTTATTTCCACAATTTGGCAATCATTATTGTTGTATACCAACACTTCTAAGCCAAAGTGACAGATTGACACTTTTTTCGTAGCACTTTTTTATTTTTTTTTTAAAACTTTTTCCATACATATACGGAATGTGTCGCTGGCCATACTTCTGCCACATTTCAAACACATTTATGCCCCATTAAAGAAGTCTTCAGGGTTCATCATGACGTTTGCTTGCTCCTTTTCATCATGTAACATTTCGTAATATTGATTCATTCTTTTCAACCACTCGTGTTTCCACTTTCTCAAATCAGCGTCCTGCATCTTAAACTCTTGGTAATATAAATCAGGAGTACATACCATAATGACTCCTTGCCTTATCTTGCTCCCGTGAACGTAGTCATGAGCCATGGCGTATGCTGCAATCTGCAGGTAATAATCTTGAATCCATTCGTCTTTCTTCGGTCTATTTGCTTGCTTGTAGTCTACAATAGTTTCCATATCATTGTGTAGACATACCAGGTCAGTAGACCCAGCATAAAGCCCAGGATAATGAAGCATGATTTCTGAGCCATAGTACTCTTCAACCGGTGCAAGACCAATCTCAATAATTTTGTCGGCCATGGGACGCGCCTCTTGTCCGATTGCTGTAAGATCATCGTAGCCAACTCCTTGTATATAAGACTCCAGGAATTTGTGCATGGCAGTGCCCCGCCTACTACTATGATTTTTGATTCGTTCTGCTTGTTCTTCTCCAACTTTGGCCTTCCAGTTTTCTAGGTATTTTTTATTTTTGGTGGCCCCTAATATAGTAGTTACACTTGGAAGTCTAGACCCATTAAAGTCATAAACCCTGGTCCCTGATTCGTGGTCCGTGATCTGTTTGCCTTGGATATATTTATATTTCTCATTAAATTTTATACCTTGGACCAAGCGAATGTTGTCTTCATGTTCCTTTAAATCTCTTTCATCCATCATTTAAAATCCGTTTCTGTCAGCTAACTTTTTTAACAATTTTTCTCTTTCCTTCTTCGCTCTTTTAGATTGTTCATAAGATTCGTTTAATTCGTTCTGTTCTTTCATAAAAGGATCTTCACCTTCCATTACTCTTTTTTTAAAAATTTCGTCCCAATTTTTTCTATACAAATCGTTCGAAACCCTTGATTTTCCGTCCCATTTTCGACCTCTATTTCTCTTCATTCTTAGGCTCAATTGGTTGTAAATTTTTTATAGGAATACTACTCGTAATATTACCAGACACAGAAATTCTCTCAACGTCAGATTTAAACGGCGCCACATAATGTTTTAACCATGCAGGAAAAATAAATAAATCTTTTTCCTCTGGAAAATGAGCTTGATACGTGATCGCTTGTCGATTACCTTCACCATATATAAAACTAATTCCACCAGGACCAGAAGACTTTCCTTTATAATTATCATACTCTTCTTTAATCTCTTTAGGAATTTTTAAATAAGCAACAAAAGATAGTTCATCGGAATGATCGTGCGGTGGATTAAACTCATGTTGTCTTTGAAAGTTAACCCAAAGCGCTTTAATTAAATATTTATTATTACTAGGCTTATCAGAATTACGCCACTTATCCCAAATTTTATCATATAATTTAACAACATCATTTAGATAAGGAAGGATTCTACTCTTATCTTTAAACTGATACTCTTTCTGAATAATTCCAGCGAGTCGGTGTTGATATAAATTTTTAGGATCTTGAGAAGCTTCCGCTTCTTTAAGTAGTAACTCATGAAAATCATCAGTCATTTTCATTTTAACTACACAAGGTCCCCACGTTAATACGTTATACTGTACATTTACTTTTTTCTTATTGTCCATACCAATAATTTTTCCTTATTTCCCTTTCTAATGCAAGATCAACCACATTTTCACCTATATTTTTATCATATGGCTCATAATGATCAATAATTTGTTCTAGTTTGTGAAGTTTAACCTGAGTATAGGGCCACATTAATTTAGCAAAGACTAGAGCGTCGCGGTATCCGCACGCCCAACGCCATTGTTTTTTATACTTCGGTTTGTTTTTATATTTCTTTTCTTTACACCAGCCAAAGCCTAAAGTTTTATGCATCCATTCAACAGTATCTTTATCAGTCATCGCTAACTCACATCTTATATACCATTGGTTATAGACTTTATTATTTCTATCTTTACGTTTGGTTGCTTTCTGTTTACAAGTTACACAACCTTCACCATCAAAGAGTCCAGCGATATAGGCTAGTTCATTAGTATTCATACTTGTTTGCCTTTACTCTAAAGTATTTACCACCTTCTAATGATTCTCCAGGGTTTACGACATCGCCGCAAAAACTAAGAACCCAGTCTCGGTGAGTTTCCCATTCCTCTTTAGTCAAATTACTTTCAGATTCTACCCAAGGGTAGTCATTTTTATTTAGTGCCATGTTCATCCTGTGTTATGATCCATCTAAAACTTGAAGTGAGTGGATCAAATCCGTCAAAATGTTTAGTGCAGCTTGACAGCATCACCTGTAATAGGATCAATAATAGTATCAGGCTGAATATCTTCGGGTTCATAAACATAAAATTCTCCTTCTGAATCACAATCCCAACATTGATGAATGTTAGATTCTTTTGGATCTTCTTGGTCTAGTATTTTAAGAAAACCATTTCCCCTACACGTAGGGCAAATAGCTTTATGTACGCTTGGTTTCTTTAATTTTACCATTTAGTTTCTTTCTCTTTTCGTTTGCAATTTGCTCAATTGTTTTACTTATAGATAGTTTCGCATCTGGCAATAAAACTTTAGACAATTCAATTAAAGTCTTATATGTTTCATGCGTTAACGAAACATTTCTGTATTTGGTTATATCAGTCATAGTGTCCTTTCATTTATTTCTGATGATTATATAGGATCAAAAGGAGCTTTGTCAAGATGAAATTTATATTAACTATGATAATTTGTACTAGCGTTTATCAACAATGTCTAGAGCCCTTCCCTATGCCAGAAAGATATGGGAGCCATTATGAGTGTATGATTGCAGGCTATAATGAAGCCATAGATAAAGCCAAAGAAATAGGTCCAGAAGATGTTAACAAGTATGGAACTATTATAAAATTTTTCTGCATACAGGAAAAAGATGTTCCTAAAAAAGGAAGACTTACTTCATTTGACAATGTGTCCAAATTGTGGTAGAGCGTAAAGATTCTCACCACAATTGCCTACTCTTACATTTCCCTCTTTAGAGTAGGTATGTTATTTCATTTTCTTTTGTGTGATATTACCATCTTCATCTATCCATAATTCCCAGATAGTTTTACCGTCCATGTAATATCCATGTAATGTTTTATTTTTTTTCATCGATAATTAACTTTCCATTTAAATGATCCATTTCATGTTGAACAACGCGGCTAGGTAAATGATAAAATGTTTTATGCTGATGTTTACCATGCTCACAAAACCATTCTAAATTAACAGAAATAGACCGCTTTACTTTTATCTGTTCACCAGGACAAGACAAACAACCCTCAATATCACTCATTTTAATATTGTTTTTAGCTTTAACAACAGGATTAACAAACACTTGAGGATTATCTTTTTCATTACTCACATCCATTACAAATATCCTTCTATTATAGCCTGCCTGATTAGCAGCTAAACCAATACCTCTTTCTTGGTACATCAAATTGATCATATTTTTTATAATAATTTTATTCTCTTCACTCAAAGGAAATTTTATTTCCTCCGTAGGTCCTCTTAAAAATGTATCTGGATGTTTAATGAGTTTCATTGTTCCACATTATTAATAGTCCCACCATCAATGCATAGATACCTATTATGATTAACATACTCCAAATCATATCAACCCCCACAGTTTCCGTGCACGTACTCCTGCAGGAGCAAAGGCTCCGAGGCTACCCCGGTGATTGCCGAGGTCATCGCTTGACGTACAGGGAATAGCGCGAGGCATTATTTGGACGCCGGTCCTTTTCAATCTATTCACAGAGAACTCCTTGCCAGGTGCCTCTGCCATCATTTAAATAATAGCCATTTTTCATGGCATCTTCAAATTCTTTATAGGTAGCAATTGCATTCCTATGATCTTCAGCAAACATTAGACATTCGTGTGCTTCCATTGGTCTTGCCAGTGGATACTCTTCTTTTACTACGGTTCCGTCGAACAAGAGTATTAAAATTATTAGTGTTTTGCACATTTGCAAACTCCTTTACCAATTTATACCATAAATCCTTGTATTGTGGATCTTTAGTTTTATTCCACATGATAGCTACTTTATCAATCTTCTCTTGTATCATGTCTTCTTTGTCCTTGATTAATAATTTTTTTAAGACCTAAAGCATGCAGTTCAATCTTTGCAAAAGGTTTCCATGCTTGACGAACTAAATTTAACTCTATAATTAAATTAGACCATTGTTTTTGAGTTATATCTTTACTTGTTATAGTTAATTTTTTTTCTTTCATACTGTATATATAGGTTATTATAGGATAATTGTCAACGTCCTTTTTTACCTTTTCCACGATATTTTCCCATTCTTTTTTCGTGTTTATTTCTGTTCTTTTTGTGACGTCCGGGACGTTTTCTAGGTTTATCGCGTATAGGTTTAGTTACTGTACCAAATTTAGCTCGTTTACCCATCTATATCCACTCTTTAACGTATGGTTTTGCTCCTTCAGGTGGGTGAATTACAGGCAAATAACTTATTTTACCATTAATATGTTGATGAAGATCAGCTCCACATGTCATACATCGATAATATTGTCTGGTAATACCCACTAACATTGTGATTTCATCACAAGTCGGACACTTACCGTTGACTATTTCTGCTTGAAAGGTTATGTTTTTTTCTGTCATAGGCTTTCTTATTCTTTATCACAATCTGTCGGTAACGTCTATCTCTTAGATACTTTGCTATTGGATTTTTTTTATTCAAGGATTAATGAAAGAATTTTCTTCTCTCCCATATATATTTCGGTGTTAGCTTTAGATTTAATACATTTATATTGCACTCTACTTTCAGCTTTTAACTGTCTCTCCGCAATACGTTTCCCTTTTAAACATTTTGAGAGGCTGTCCATATGTAAGTGTTCTTTAATTTCATGGTCCACTATCATCAACAATGCAAATACTACTTCTACCATTTTAACAATTCCATTTTCTTAGTGATTTAGATAATCTATCTTGACCTGTATTGTTACTGGCTTTTTGTCTCTTACGCATTCCTGTCATCCTTGCGCAAAAAGACTTACGTCTGTTTGCTGCTTTAGATCCTTTTTTTAATTTTGATGGTTTAGTTGTAACTGCTGTTTTAAGTTTAGATCCTGGGTTAGCAGCTCTATAAGATGCAACACCTTTTTTATTTAGACCGCCTGATGGATTTTTTCCTTCTTTTCTTTGCCACGCCGGAGTTTTTCCTCCAGAAGCCATGTAGGCTCTTCCATATCCTCGTAAAGCAGCTCCGTTCATTAGCCCTGACTACGTCTAATAGCTCGATCAGTGGGAGCACCTTTAGCGCCTTTCTTCCTCATCTTCTCTCCACGTTTTCTTTTTTGATGAATGTTATACCACAACCCTTTTCGTGCAGTTTTTCCTTCTTTAGTCTTATGTGTTCCTTTACTCATTAGTGTGTTCCATTTCCATTTCCGTTAGCAAATGTTCTTTGCTTATCTTTTAATTTTTCAATGTCCGATAATATCTTTTCTACGTCCTTTTGTAAACGTTCAATATTGACCGTATTTGACATCATATCCTGCATAGCTGTCTCTATTTTTTCTACTTGTCCACTCATATGCTCTATAAGCATAAATTGTTCGCTATCTGCAGGAAGCGAACCAAGTTGGCCCCGTGGCCATTTGATTCTAAATTCTGTATTTTCAATTAAATCTTTAGACATTAATTCTACTTGCGTTGAAAGTCTATTTTGCGTTTCAATGATACCGAAGTAAGCCCATGTGCCAATCGCGACGAGGGCGATCAACGAGGCTACCGTTTTCATCGGCATTTGTACTTTAGCTTCGTCTGAAATCTTGAGTGCCATTAGTTATAACTATACCCCGTGTTGCCTTGTTCTAATTTTTTAAATAATAATTCGTGTTGTTCCATGATTTCTTCATCTG